CGCATATTTTATTATCGCTTAGTCGCGCATACAAGATCTGGAGTAACAACCCATATTATTCGACGATTAAGTCGATAATGTCGTGATTCTTACCCAGCCTGCCCGGCTACCGATAATAAAATATCTTATATTAATTTATTCGAAGGTATTTGAAACATGTTTTATTTCTAGGTTTTGCTTTCCGTTATCCTTCAAAATGGATCGCACCCCCTTTATGTCTTTCTGTATCTTTATATTAAAAATTTAAAAAACAAAATAAAAACTTTAAAACCCCCTGTGAAAACCCCATAAAAAATCTTAGTAAAAGCACATTTAATTGTGTGTCGTTCTTCCGTAAAAGTACTAAAATTTAGTATGTCGTTCCTTGGTGATCCCTGTACCACATGGGTGCAGTATTTCCGTCACCTCGTGTAAAAGCAGCTACCTTCTCAGCTGTGTCGTGCCCTACTATTGAATTGTTTGGGACTCTGAACCCTCCAATCTATCCACTTTAGTAGTATCACCGATAGGGGTTCGTTGATTAACCCAGAGAACTTGGAGTTCATATCATAGGACAGTCTAGTTGCCCTACAGTTTCCGTGTGCAGGAGTCATGACCCTGTTCTGGACCCACGCTAGCCAGTTTTTGCCAACCGTTCAACTGAAGATAACAATGGCACCCTTTTTTCTTTAAACTCTCACTATGGTCACAATTACAAGCAATAACGATTTTACACTCTCTAAAAAGATGAACAATGAACAGCAAGAAAAAAGTAGAAAAGCGCGTACTCAGTGCGAAGAATTTATGATACTGAGCCCCCAGGGAGATCTCGACGAATTTTCCAATGGTGAAGATTTTCAACTTACCGTCTATCGTCCGCCTCAAGCGGACTTTTTGTCGGAATTTGAAGAGAAGGAATCCGAACCTATTCGTCTCCCGGCCGCAAGCATTGCTCGCAATGCTCGTGTTGCCTTCGAACACCTTCCAAGTAATTGGAAGCGACCAGAGTGGTCTCGACCTCCGTTTGTAGCGGCGTCGCCTCTGAATGATTTCCGTGCGCATTTTAAGCACGCGGAAAAGAATGTAAAATCCGTGGTGGGATCCGGAAATTACAAATCAGCAAATTATTGGACCAAATTTGCTGAAGACTTGGTGATTACATATCGCATTTCCAAACAGAGTCTTGATCATTTCAAGAGTATAAATCCTGATTTGGAATCGTGGTCTTTTGACGATGTGAAAACCATATTCTCCCTTCCGTTGGTGAATTTCATTAAATTGAGATTAGGTGAAAGATCTTTGATCTTTGCCACATCCACCACAATTGTCATGTTGGTTGATTCATACTTGGCTGCATCGATCGAAATGTTGCATAGCGCATTTTGTGTCGATCATACGAATAATGAACCTCAGTCTATGGGCAATAAGGTGAGAGCTGCGCAAGTAGCTCTTGACGGAATCAACATGGTGAGAACCTCCCCTTTTGTTGTTGCAATGAAGAAACTCTTGGCCTTCGCCACGTACTGTGCCCTGCAGTATGATATAGATGTTCCTGTGCAACTTCAGACCTATCTTGAGATTGAAAAAGATATGGACTTCACATCTACCACCGAAGATGGATTAATGATGGCCCTTGAATCTGTACTCGTTGTATTGCAGAAATGTTTTATGAGTTATGAGAAAGGATCTGTCGCTAGTCTGTTTGAATATGGAGGATCTGTGGACGGCTTTTTTGATCGTGCCGACAAGATATTGGAGGAGGTCACCTATATGCACAATCAAGATGTATATGAACAAATTTTCGGGGAACCGTTTATTGAAACTAACACTCTTGGTCGTCTTAATGATATCATTGAGCAAGGTGAGACGCTTGGCAAAATATCGTCTCAATTTCCCTACGCCATTAAGAAGAAATTTCGTTCTACAGTTGGTCTCCTTTTGGAGGCCAAAGGAAACATTTTCACTACGCGTTTCAACCAGCAAGATCGTCAAGTGCCTTTTGGGATTTTGATGGTTGGTGATTCGTGTATTGGAAAATCCACTGTTAAGGACGTTATCTATGCGCATTATTGCTCAATTAATGGTCTAGACTCAGATGTGTCTAATCGTTTTACACGAAATCCAGCATCGAATTTTTGGGATAACTTCCGTTCTCACATGCATACTATCGTCTTTGATGATTTAGCAACTGTGAAGGTTATGGGACAACCCGATGAGACTATGATGGATTTGATCAGAGTGATGAATGCTGTTGCGTTTGTTCCTGATCAAGCCGCTATTGAGGATAAGGGAAAGCACCGAATGGCCCCCAAGCTCGTAATCGGTACCACTAATATTCCAGATCTGGATGCCCCTGCATCTGTGAATACACCCGGTGCTGTACAGCGACGTTTCGATATCCATATTGAAGTTTTTGTGAAACCTCAATTTCGGGAAATTGGTTCTCATGCCTTGTGTAGTCAGTCTTTGGCTGAATATCAACGGCGCGAAGGGACCAAAGGATATCCGGACTGGTGGACATTTCGCGTGTATCGCGCCATACCTCGTACTGGCCATATGGTCGGACACAATGCTGCAAGTGAGGTTGTTGAATTTGAAGGAAGTAAGCTAGACAATTGTTCTCTACGGGAATTGTTACGCTATGTTAACTACCGATCGGATCTACACAATCGAACTAATAAAAGCATCAGTGAAACGAGGGAGCGCATTATGAATGCCAAATTATGCAAATGTTGCAGACTGGATGAGAATATGTGCCGACAAGGAGGTCATGAACCCCCTCCGGTACCTCCAGAGCAAGTGCAGATTAGGTCGAAGCTTAAAGCCCAGGCTGAACTCTGTGTGCATAATCCAAAAGCTGTTGGATTTCCCTTGGAAGAGGTGACAATTGTTGCCTTTAGCTCCGTGGTGCTCTATATTATAGGGTCCTATATCTTTACTGTTTACATTAAGGACGGCCTTGTATTATTGAGTACTAAAAAGGGAAGACATCATCTCAGGATGTGTTATGATTACTACATGTTCGATGTTAAAACTGTTCGCGGTTTTCGAGCACGTTGGTATTTCTATTCTCGTCAATTGGGGCGAGAATTCACATCCTTGAAATGGGTTCCGGCAGCTATCGGTGTTGTGACCGGGTTGATTGTTGCTAAGAAAGGGTACGATTATTTCGCGGCCCCCACAGTGACATCTCGTGCTCGCCAGGCCGACCGAGGACGTGCTCCTGTTCCTCACAATAAGGAGCGTCCCGATATCTGGAATACTCAGTATTTCCATTTGTCTTCGGCAGACCTCAATCGACGTATCACTTCCATGAAAGGATTACCATTTGAGACAATTGTTTCATTGGTGTCCCGGAATATGGTGCGTTTGATTGTAACTGGCAATGAGAAGCTCTCTAAAACGGGGGGCTTTTACGTAACCAGTCACATCATGGTGTTCAATACGCACGCTATTGCAAATCTGGGAGATGAAATGATCTTTAAAGATGTCGGAGATGTCACCGATCAAGTTTCTCAGACGCGTTCGTGGCGTGTCCATCGATCTCAGATTATCTTTCAACCTAAAAGTGATCTGGCCTTCCTAGAAGTTAAAAACACTCCTCCTAAAAAAGATTTATCATATCTTTTTGTTGATAAGATACTCCAGAGACAATCTGGTGTGTTTATGACGAAACGATTGGGTGCTTTACAAGTGCATGCTTGTACTGATATCCGAGGATCTCACAACACAAAGTTTGATCAATTGGATGGGTTATTGACTTCAGCATACCGCGGGAAGATACCTGTCAATCCTGAGCAGGGAGATTGTGGTAGCATCTTGCTGATTAACTCGCCTATGGGTCCTGTCATCGCTGGTATTCATACTGCTGGTGGAGATGGAACCATTGACGTTTCGGCTATATCTTCGGATGTCGTTGAAGCTATGAAGGTCCGAGTAGTGAGTCATGTATCGCAAGGATATATCCGCTTGGTTAGTCCAGGTGGTGAGGAACTTGAACTTTCTCAACTCCATCACAAGTCTGTTTTTAATTTTCTTGAAACTGGAGTGGGTGAAGTTTATGGTGCTCTTCCTGGTGGTGTGGCGACTTCCAAATCATCAGTTGCTGACACTCCGATGTGCAAATTCTTTCAAGATCGTGGGATTGTGAAGCGTTGTGCTCCCCCAGTAATGAGGGGGTATAAACCTTGGTATATTGCCGCTTCTGACATGGTCAATCCTGTTGATAACTTTTCGGAGGTGTTGGTAGAAAAAGCTCGTGCGAGTTTTCTATCCGACATATTGAAAGATCTACCTGAAGGCTGGAAGGATGATTTGCACCCCTATGATGATGCAACTACGTTGAACGGAGCACCCGGTGTAGCGTATGTGAATTCTATCAATCGATCATCGAGTGCTGGATTCCCACACAATCGATCCAAAAAGTTCTTCTTAGAACCAATGGAAGATAAAAGTGTGCACCAGGATGGTGTGAGATTGACTAAGGAGATGCAAATGGAGGTTGATGATTTGATGGACATTTATTCGCGGGGCGAGCGAGCGCATACTATTGCAATTGCTAGTCTCAAGGATGAACCTGTCTCATTGAAGAAGTCCATCTCAGGCAAAACCAGGGTTTTTGCGGTGTGTCCCCTAGCGCTTACGGTTGTGGCTCGCAAATTCTTCTTGTGCACCATTCGATTGATGCAAAATAACCAGCAGGTTTTCGAATCGGCTGTAGGTATTGTTGCTCAGTCCAACCAATGGCGAAAGATGATGGAGTATCTTATACAACATGGAGAGGATCAAATCGTAGCTGGCGATTATGCTAGTTTCGATAAGCGAATGTCGCCTGTGTTTAGCGGCGCGGCGTTTGAAATCCTCATCGATTTGTGCCGGGAAACCGGTAACTTCACAGATGAGGATATCCTCATCATGGAGTGTGTGAAGGAAGATATCATCTATCCACTTATGGCTTATCATGGAGATTTGGTCCAATTCTATGGATCTAATCCTTCTGGCCATCCGTTGACAGTTGTGATTAACAGTCTGGTCAACTCCATATACCTTCGGTATGCTTATTTAGAGCTAAATCCGGAGAAGGAGTGTGCAGATTTCAAATCTAACGTTAAATTGATGACTTATGGAGATGATAATATTATGGGTGTGAGTCCTGAAATTCCCTGGTTTAACCATACCACGATTAGTAATACTCTTGCTAACATTGGTGTGACTATGACTATGGCGAATAAAGAGCAGGAATCCATCCCATATATTTCTATCCATGATGCCAAGCTGGGTGCGTCGTTTCTAAAACGTTCTTTCGTGTTTCACGAAGAATTGCAAGAATATACGTGCCAGCTGGATTTTTCGTCTCTTGAGAAAACCTTGACCACGTGGGTTCGTTCAAAAAGCATTTCGGAGTCCGAACAAGTGAAAGCTTGCTTCGAGAGTGTACATTGGGAATTATACTTCCATGGCACTCCCGTAATGGAAAAGTTCGAGACCTGGTTCAAGGAATACTGGATACGAAACCATCAAGTGGAAGGTGTTGATGGCCCGTTGAATCCAATCTCTTTTCCTACAGCCGATGATTATCGCGTGCGATATCATGATTTGTCGGAGAGAGTGGCTGGATTGACGGAGTAAATCGCTCCAGAAAGGCCAGGTTCCCGGCCGAGGGGAACCTAGGTGTGCGTTTTCAGTGAGTTTTCTGTGCACCGAATATAAAGCGACTTTCTATCGTCCTGAAAGATCGCCTCGATTAGTGAAAACAGCAATTGTCCCGAAGAGGGAACTAGATCTGCGTACTAGTTAAAATCTATACACTCACGCTTTAAGAGTAACGGACCCCGATAGTCACAGGTGGTAAACGTCCATCTAACGATGAATAGGAAAGTTAAGTTATTCGACACGAAGCAAGAAGTGTAGGGTTGAGGATAGAGATGTAACATTCCTCTGTTCAACGCTGGTGCAACATCGATTTCGGCCTAGATCGATGCATGTGGGAAGGATCTGGTTAGGTCACCCGTATTTTTATGAGTGATGCTATTCCTTTAACACAAAACGAAACCGAGAAATCGGAACAAGGCGTAAAAACCGACACGCAGCAGACAGTTAAGTACACCGACGAACAAGCCGGTACTATGACTATGGCCCCTCCTATCAGTGATCCAACCTTCACAGCGAGTTACGCTGCTGGAGCGGATTTAGCTGAGTATCTACC